TTGTGGGAACCATGTTTTCGCCTTTTCCGCTGGCGAGAGCGTCTTTTGCAGCTTGGGCTTTTAATGCTTCTTCTTTCAATACTTCTTCTGCTTTAATCTCTTCTTCACCTTTATCGTTGGTGTCCACGTTTGGTTCAGTCATTTTAATTACCTTTCCTGGTTTAACGCCTCAGCTGGCGAGTACAACGTGTTTTCATCTTGAATCTCTTTGAGCTTAATTTGTGCATCCTCCCTACTTAAATCACTATTCTTCTGCATAATAATATCTAATCTACTCAGTGTACCCATATCCAATTCTGCTTTCCAAAGTTCTGCTTGCTTATCTGGGCTTAGAACAGGAACTGGATCATGAAAGTCTATGCGTAAACGAGCATTATCTGATATCTTTTTATCGTTATGGGTATTCCAAATCAGTTTCTGCATATCAAACAACTGTCTTTCATACCTTCCAAACAATGAGATTGAATCTTTTCTTAGTTCCATCAACTCTGCTGAGCCGGAAATACGACTTAATCCAGATTCCTGAGTTGGCTTGGTTGACATAGAAGCAGCACTTAATCCGTTGGTCAAAGCCGCTTGCTGTGCCAAGAATTGAATACTTTCGAGTATGGCTTTGATAGGTGCATTTGATTTTGCGTAAGTGAAATCACCATCTACACCACACTCAATAGCATTATGTGGTCCCATAGCCATCTTACCACCAGCTGGCATACCTTTCATAACTGGCGTTCCAAATCCTTGGTACTCAATGACGAGCATCAAATCAGTCAATTTCAATGCTATGGCTTCCTGAACAGATACTAAATCATTACCACCTGGTAACCAAAACGAACCTGTGGCAGGGTATGAATCCCAAACAGGTATAAAGGGAACTACACCATATATATTAGGCTCTTTCGACAGAACATTTTTGTTATGATCCAACCTTGTAAATGATTCAGCACTCCATAATGAATAGGTGACATCATTTATTTTCCCATTTTCTGGATAATGTGTTACCATAACTTGTTGCAATTCATCAGGCACATCCCCAACCATCACGTCCAGAACATCACCTGTTAAAATATCCAAATCCATGCCTCTGTCATTTCTCCATATTGGTCTGAGAAGTATGGTCTTGAGTAATTTTGTGTACCGATCCGCCAATTTCATCTTGACATTAAGATTTGAGGATTGCACCATAGCAAGATAAGCAACTTTATCCTGTTCAGTAGCATCAGCGAGGCTTCTCTTGGCATCTTGTAAGTATACTTGGGCAAGCTGATTGATTATTTTCTTAATGATATTAAAGAAGCACGGTTCAAACAGATCAGGTTCAGTATGATGTTTGATTAGCATATCTTTAACGTACTCATTCATTTCGTCATGGTAAAAACTGAGTCGCTTGATACACGAATCTTTACGTGCGTCTGTTTCTGACTGTTGTGCTAATTTAAACATCTTTTCGATGGCTTCTGCTGCTACGCTATTCCAAAGCATCTTGATATCCTCTATTTGATGTCAATAAAAAAGGCCATAAATCTGGTGAAAATCCAGTTAAATGGCCTCTAAAGGGCTCTTTTTATTAGATTAGTACTTCAAGTGCAAGAGTAGCAAGTGAAGCATTATAGATACCAACTGTTACAAACTGTCTGCATTTGGGACATTTAATACTCATATGCCCCTCAGTTACCTTCCCCGTTCCAAGCAATTTGTTACAGTTCCAACACCGGAGTTGGTATCTTCCCAAGAGCATACCATATCTTTTTGGATTTGTCAAGTCTTTTTTTCGATGGATGTCGCTTTTTCCTAATATATCATACATTATATCGACCTATATATGCGTGAACCCACTAATTTTACATAGCTTTTAAAGAAATCATTTATTTCTAATTCAGAATCCAACTGGTAAATTATAAATTGCTTGTACATATCATCAACTTCTTGGGCTGAATGACAACTATCAGCACAGTGTAAGCGAGTATTGCCACCCAAAAGGTAACACAACTTCCTATTCTTGGCTTTACTCTGACATAAAATATGGTTAATGCTGTACATATTTAGCACCTGTGCACGTAGGCTGTAGCAAGCCCAATTCAAACTATACACCGTATCGTCATGTTGTGATCTGGTACTGTGACCAAAGGAGTAGCCAGATCCACGAGGTGCTTTAACATAGGAAAAAGTTTGCATCTCACTTATAAGGCGTTTCAATGTAGCAGGGAATGAAAGCCTTCCTTCCTTGGCAAGCCGACTAAGCTCTGGAAAAGAACTGTTCTGAGCAACAGAGTGAGGTGACATGGTTTCTACGGGGATACCTTGTGCCTGTACCCAAGGATAAATATCGCTCACTTCATAGTCCTCAAGAATGCAGTTGTCAAGTTTGTAGCGTGTATGGTCTTCTAAAATCACCTTCTTTATTTTGGCACCCGTGTTGGGAATGATATTAACTTGGTTCAGCACGAATATTTCAGCCTCGCCATCCTTTTTAGGGTTAGCACACTTCATAACGCACGTCCAGATGGAGTTATCCCCACCGCCCATAGTACCAAGCAATGACTTGGAACGATCTAACCCACCCCCAATACGGTATGCACGTCCAGCGGCCAACGATTGCAGGTCTTCAAGAGGTACATGGTATGGACTTTTACACATCTCAATAACAGCATTTGGGAACAAAGCATTAATAGCATCGCTCCGCAAACCAAGTATGTCTCTACGAAAATCTGGTTCCAACAAGGTCTTTTCCATTCGACGGGCTTTGGCTCTATTAATCCAAGCAGGAGCCAACTTACAGTACTCTTCCACATCTGGGTAATGAGTCCATGAACAGTATATGGAACGATCTGTTTCACTTTCTTTTTGTAATGCGTGTACTTGGCCATCTATGGAGTCTACGTTGGAATCGATAAGTTGGAGTGAGTCTTCGCTGTCCAACAGGCTGGCTTGCATGGCATTGTATGGCCCAAGGTCTATGGCTGCGTGTAAATCACTCACCCAAAGGGCTGTGAAGCGGTCACCAAAACTGGCCGATACGTTGTTCCCAGGGGCCATCTGGATCACTGAACCCTGTGGCCTGCACAGTACTTCAAATACAAACATATCCTTTTCAGGTATTAATTTCAATAGCTTAGGTGAATTTCTGACTATCTTCTTTATAGTATTGAACTGAACCCTCCGAGTATGGGCCTCAGAATTTCCCAACACCTGGATAGTTTGGTTCTGCCGAGAAGTCGCCAACCAGAGTACGATTAAAGCAAAAACAGTAGATTTCCCGTGGCGGCGGGGCTCTATGAGAATTGAGAGTGACCTTGCAAAGCTGGAACGCCTTATGCGTTTGGGTTCATCATCACCAGTATCCCTCTGTGGCGGGTTACGTTCATCCCTTGGTGCCCTTGCACTCTTAGCACGTTTGACTATCCTCTTAGTGGTCTTCTCACGTTTTACAATACGCTGTTGGGCAGGTTTAAGTATCTCCCTGATCTGGGATAGCTGTTTATCAGTTGGCACAAATTTAACATAGTTGCTATTCTGAAGTATCCTTGGCTCTATATCATCAAGCCAGCTAAGAAATCCTTCAGGACTGCTCTGTGACCACTGTTCCATCCTCTCTTTTATGTTCATCTAAGTAACCTCTCTTGCAATTTTTAATTTTTAATTCTATATGAGGTGGTGTACCCTACCCTTTTGCCCTTTTCTGTTTCGGCAGGTCGGCCACTATATTGCTATAAATCTATCATATATAGCCTTATTTGAGTCAACTTTTACAAAAAAAAAGATTAGTAGCTATTTCACCGCTTTACCTCATAATGATATGGCATTAGTGAGTTGCATTGAAAATAAACCTTGACTTTTCCTGAAAATAGTGTATAATGAAAAGTAACAGCCATACTTTTAGCAACTTTTAACAGGAAAAGGACAGGACACAAAAAATGGGAAATAGCTATTCAAATCGTTTAAAGCGTGTATTCGGTAGTAACAACACCTCAATATTGACACTATCATATATTGATTACTATACTGTTAAAAGCCCCTCAGATACACGAGAAGGCACGGGAAACGGAAAAAGGATAGGTAGCCTATTAAATAATAGGAACGAACAACCTGAACGATTTGACAAGGTGAATATTACATATTTTAACGGATATAATTATATCAGTATAGTTGAGGGGAAATTCACATCCGCCCGTATCCGCACACACACCCGCCCGCACGTTACTATGGTCCAAAATTCTCAAGGTTTTTCATGTATTACAACGCTCAAAAATTCTCAAGGTTTTTTGACATAAACCAAATTACTCATCTTCGTCTTTAAAGATATCCTCAAAAATATTCTCAACTCCATCTTCACCAGATTTATTCCCACCTAACTTTAACAATTCCACCAACGCAGACTTCCCAGCACTTTGAAACTTTAACATTTGTTTATCTACTGCTGGATTTAGTTTACCATTCTCAGTTAACAACCCATCATTCACAGCACGATTAAACAATGCCTTCTCAATAACAGCATTACGTGCTATCAGCTCTATCAACAGTACCTTTGCAGCACTTTTTGGGTTGCTTGTTAACCCATCTTTTACTGCTTCCAACTCTTTGGACTGTTGGTATCTTTTATCAATCTTAGCTGGCTTTTGGATCTTCTTTTGGATCATGGTATTCCTCCTAAATGTGGTACTAATGTGGTACTACTCCAGACAACAAGCATGAGATGTCATATTTTCCAACACATTCCCAACTCGCTTCGCTCGTTTAAGTGCATGACACAGCTATTACACAGCCATAGCACATAGTGATCGTGCTTTAGTTACGAATGAACGTGCCATCTCATAACCAGTAGCCAACGTATGGTATGGTAACTTAATCAACTCACATGATAGTCCCAACATATACTCAACTCTTCCAACTAACGCAGGTTCAGGTTCATAGTCTATTAACGTGCCAACAACTACTGCTTCATTTATATCCAACCTACTACTCCAATGCTCAGCCATCTTACTACCTCCATATCAGTTAAAGATTCACAATCATTTGGTTCTGTAAGTTATAGTACAGCAGATAACTACTCTATATAGGACTATGTGTACTATAATTAACTACCTGATATCCTTATACTTATTATAGTACAGCAACCTATCTGTACCTTAATCCAGTTGTACTATAATAACTACTTGAAACTCTTACATAAATTATAGTACAACATACCTTCTATGGTACAGCTATACTATAAACCATCTGTACTATAAATTAACATACATCTTCGTTTTACCAACTCCATCTACCTGCTTGATGGTTCCCATATCAACAGCGTTCTTGATACATTTGAAGGCTGTTGTTCTACTACAATCAAACCCATCAGTCAGATACTTTACCAACAGTCCTGACTTCTGAACTGTACCGCCAAACTCTGCTGCTACTATATCTGCAATCTGCTTAGGTGTTACTACCATCTCACCCTCCGTGACATGGGATATAAATCTATCATCCCTCTCTATTAATATAGGTCGTGGCTGTCTTCCATTTCGTACTTTATCAAATCTTATCTGCCTTATGATCTTATCCTCTTGACTTGGTTTTTTTGAGAGAGCTACCACTGTATCAGCCCAATCCTTGATGCTGCTGGCACCTCGAAGTCTGTACTCATCAGCTTTATCTTTTCCAGGTTTTCCATAATGATGAATGATTATACTCGCTGCATCCGTCATACTGGATATATATGTAGCTTGGTCAAGGACAGCCCTCATCATAACATTATCATTTTCAGATACCATATGAAAAGAACTAAGTGGATCTATCATGAACACATCAGCATCATAGTGCTTAATTAAGTTAATCATATCCTCTACACATTCATTACTTTGTAGATCATACCTATATTGTCTGTTAGCTAAGTAGATGGTTTCAGGTAGACTATTGATTCCCATACTCTCAATCATCTTCGTCATCCTATATTTGACTTGGAGTTTTGTGTTTTCTTTCTGGAACACAAGTACCTTTCTTTTCTTTGGTACTGCGAATAAACCATCAAATAGAGGGATACCCATTGCTAAATGAAGGCACCATTCCATAACCATCATCGACTTACCAGCACCAGACTCACCTGCAAAAATCATCCCTCCCTGCTCTTGCAAAAGACCATCACCAATTACTTCTTGTATAGCTGGATAATCTGTGTTGAGTAGTTCATTAAGTGATATAGCTGTTAGTTTAACTTTAGATGGGGTTGTGTTTAATTCTGCACTTGGTTGCCA